GGTGCTGTCGGAGGCGGTGCAGCCGCGACCTACACGGCGAACAAGCTCCTGACCTCGACGCCGTCGCGATGGTCGGTATGGGACGAGATGTTGCAGTTTGACGCCGCGTTCGAGATCCAGACGAGCTTCAAGCTCCTGTACTATCGCGCGCCGCCGCTGTTGTCGCTGACCAACCAGACCAGCTTCATCACCAGTCGATACCCGGAATTGCTGCGTACCGCCACCAGTGCCAAGTCGGCCGCCTTCATGAAGGACGACGAGGAGTATACCAAGACGCTCCAGGCGCTGACAGCGCTGGTGCAGTCGATCAACGCCGAGAACGATCTGCTCTACCGTGGTCTTGAGTTCGGCACCGACACGCCGACACCGGGGGATTATTATTAATGCCAGCAGATACCTACGGCTCGATCCTCGGCCTGATCCAGCAGGCGACGGGAAACAACAACAACAATTGGGGTGCGATCTTCAATACGTCGTTTGCGTCGCCGGACGAGCGCGCCATCGCAGGCATCGCCACGCATACCGACACCGGAGGGACGGTCGATCTCTCGACCGTGACGCCTCCCGCAGGGTTGCGACTCGATATCGACTTCATCCAGAAGTTCACCGGCGCCCTCGTCTCCGACCTGACCGTGATCGTCCCGAACGTCTCCAAGACGTGGTGGTTTCAGAACAGCACCACCAACGCCTTCTTCATGTATGTGAAGACGCCGGCCGGGACCGCGATCCAGATCCCGCAGGGTGTTGGCCTGCTCGTCATGGGCGATGGTGCCAACAACCTCACCCGCAGCGACAAGATCAATATCGGAGATTTCAAGATCTCCGGAAAGCAGACGCCGGGTTCCGGCGAGCTGGCGTGCAATGGCGCGTCATTGCTGAGATCGGCCTATCCTGACCTGTTCGCCGCGATCGGCGTCGCGTGGGGCGCGGTCGATGGCGTCCATTTCACGCTGCCGAACCTGACCGACACCGGGCGATTCCTGCGGTCGTCTGGCGGCGGAAATTCAGTCGGAGCGTATCTGGCCAACCAGAACCTGTTGCACACGCATACGGTCACCGGAGCGCCAGGCGTTGGGACGCTCGGAACGGACGCTCAGGGAGCACATACTCCGACCGGCTCCATTTCAAACGGCGCCATCACGTCGATGACGGTCAATGTCAGCTCGGGAAGCGGCGGCGGGCCACTAAACATAACGACGGGTGGCTTCTCCGGCAGCGCGACGTTCAACTTCGGGAACAGCGGAATTTCATTTACGCAAGCAGGATCGACCTTCACTGGAAACGTTGTTGGCGCACATACCCACAACGTCACCGGCGCTCCATCGGTTGGGTCACTTGGAACGGCATCCAGCGGCGGGACTGAAGCGAGGCCGGAGACTGCCGTTGCCCTGATCTGCATCAGATATTGAGGCGCGTATGTCCGCGCTCGAAGAACTCACCATCGATCCACCTCCGGGCGTCGTCAAGACGGATAGCAAGCGCGTGCTTGAGGGCCGCTGGGTCGACACCATCAATTGCCGCTTCGTTGCCAAGCGGCCTCAGAAGATAGGAGGATGGGTCAAGGCGTTCGTCACCGCAACGGTTGGTGTTCCGCGAACACTCCATGCATGGCGCGATCGGGCATTCAATGCGTTCCTTGCGGCCGGCACCTACATCAAGCTCTATGTCTACGACCAGAACCTCGTTCAGAACGACATCACTCCATATCGATCGCAGGGCACGTTCGCCAATAACCCGCTGACGACCGGAGCCGGATCGAACATCATCACCGTGCATCATGTCGGGCATGGTCTTTCGTCCGGGGACCTGATCTACATTGCAGGATCGACCGCGGTCGGCGGCATCACGCCAAACATCAATGCCGTTCCGGTTGCGACCGTCATCGACGCCGACAACTACACATACCTGTTCACCTCTCCAGCGGTGTCAGGCGCGACCGGAGGCGGTGCGGCCGTCACCTTCAAGTATGAGATCCCGGTCGGGACCGAGCTTGGCGCCTATGGCTATGGCTGGGGCATCGGCGGCTGGGGTCTTGGAACATGGGGCACCGCGCGCTCATCATCGACCGTGCAGATCGAGCCGCGCGTCTGGTCGCTCGACCACTTCGGTGTACTTCTGATCGCGTCATATAATGGCGGATCAATCTATCAGTTCGACCCAACGCAGGCCCAGCCATGGCCTCGTTCCGTGCTGGTCTCATCCGATCCTGGCTTGCCGACGAATGTCCGTGCGCTGTTCGTGACGCCAGAGCGCTTCATCATGGCGCTCTGTGAAAACATGCAGGTGTTCTGGCCAAGCCAGGGCACGATCGATATCTGGACGCCGACCGCGCTGAACACCGCCAACATCAGAACATTGACGGAGGGGACGAAGCTGGTCGCCGGAAGGTCGCTCGCGGAGTTCGTGAGCCTGATCTGGACGGATGCGGCGGTCTATCGGTTCCAGTACACGGGCGCGACCTATGTCTATTCGTCGTCGATGATCGCCAAGCATTGTGGCCTGGTCTCGCCGAACGGTGCGGTCACCGCAGGCGGCGTCGCCTACTGGATCGGCCAGGATAACCTCTGGCTCTACAATGGTGCCGTGACGCCGATCCCGAACGTCGAGGACATCCGCAAGTGGCTGTTCGATCAGATCAGCATCAACATGGGGTACCAATGCACGGCGATCTATAACCCGCGCAAAGACGAAATCTGGTTCTTCGTCACCATCGAGGGGCAGGACTCTCCGACACTCGGTCTGATCTATTCGATCGTCGAGCAGTGCTGGGCACCGCTTTATTGGGGCAGATCAGGCGGAACGAACTTCACGCAAGGCGATACGTCGCCCTACATGGGAGACGAAAGCGGGTTCATCTACCAGCACGAGGAAGGGCTCGATGCCGACGGTGTCGCGCTGCCCTATTCGATGACGCTCTCTCCCTACGGGACGACGAAGGGCGGCAAGAGCAACTTCCAGATCGAGTACGTTGTGAACGACTTCTTCGACCAGATCGGAGACATAACGCAGACATTCACGTCCTATGATAGGCTCAACGACTCGACCATCTTGGAGAGCCAAACGGACACGATCCCGCCGATAGATACCGGAACGGCCGATTGCCGGATTTCCGGGCGCTACATCAGCTTCATGGTCGGAGGCTCATCGCTTGGATGCTACGTCAGGCTCGGCCTGCCGGTTGCCTTCATCCGCAGAATCGGAGAACGCAGTTGAGAAAGCTTTACGCACGCCCACTGCCGGGAGTTCCGCCAGCCATCGCCAAGATGTTCGACGAGATCGCAGCAGCGAGTCTCGACGGCGATATCATCGATATCGGCCAAGCCTACACCATCACCGGCACCTTCACCCCAACGAGGAACCTCAATGTCACGACACCGACGGCGGCGAACATCGCAGCAGTTCTCGCAACCCTCATCTCCGATCTCAAAGCCGGTGGCTCAACCAAAACCGTCTGACGTCCCGGCGTTCGAGATCCGCTACGCCGAGACCGAGCAGGACATGGTTGCTATTCACCGCTTCCTGTTGTGGGTGGCGAAGCCGGCCATGCATTGTCCGGTCAACGGCATCAAGAGCCTGGAGGAAATCATCCGGGTGGTCCGTGACGAAGTCGGGATCATGGCGATGGTCGGCGACGCTCTGGTCGGAACCATGGGCATCATCAAGCCGACGTGGTGGTACGGCGATGAGGAGTTCCTGACCGATAGGTGGCATTTCGTCCTGCCGCAGTATGACGGCACGGCGATCTCGCAGGCGCTGCTCGACGAGGCGGTCAAGATCGCGGACGGCGCCCACCTGAAGTTCTTCCACCAGGGCCGCGCCCGCCGCGCAAAAAACGGTGTCTATTACATGTGGCCGAGGATTTACGGCGGCGGATCAGATAAGACTTGATCTGACAGGGGGTTGCCAAAATGCACGGAACGATCGGTCAGGTTTGCAGCGAAGCGGGATGCGACCGGAAGAGCTTCGGCCGAGGTCTGTGTAATAGGCACTATCAGCGTCTTCGTTTCGAGGAGAATAAGAAGATCGCCATTCCTGACGGCGGAAAGGAATGCAAAAAATGTAAAGAGGATAAACCATTTTCTGAATTTGTGAGACATGCATCCTGCAAGGACGGATTTCGACAGGAGTGTCGAGGCTGCATGTCAGACTACCAGAAGGTGAAAAGAGTCTCCTATAGAGGAGTGATCTCTCGACGTTATTCCCTTAAGAAAAACTACGGTCTCAGCATTGAGCAGTACGATCGCATGCTTGAAGATCAAAAAGGAAAATGCGCTATCTGCGCCGCAAAGAGACCACCAGACGCACCGCTTTCTTTTTTCCACGTTGATCATGATCATCAAACTGGAGTTGTTCGCGGCTTACTTTGCGGGCCATGCAACACTGGAATTGGAATGCTTAAGGATGATCCGAAGGTGCTTCGAAAAGCTATAAAGTATCTCTTGAAAAGGAGTACCTGAAGTTGTGCTTCGGAATGACGACGACCGACCAGAAGACGACGAACGCCACGGCAAACCCCGCGGTCGCCAATGCTGCGACGGGCAACCTCGACTTCGTCAAGGGCATTCAGGACAAGGGCTTTACGCCCTATAGCGGCCAGCAGGTTGCTGGCTTCTCGCCGCAGCAGCAGGCGTCGTTCGGACTGACGGACGCCATCGCCGGCAACGGCACGGCTCCGCAGGCCACGAACCTCATCAACCAGTACGCGAACGCCCCCGCGCAGAACGTCCAGACCGGCACGATCGCGCAGAACATGTCGCCCTACATGAACCAGTACGTCATGCAGGCGCTGGCCCCGCAGATGCGGCAGATGGACGTGCAGGACGCCAACACGCGCGCCGCGACGAACGCGACTGCGACCGGCTCCGGTGCCTTCGGCGACGCGCGCACGGGCATCGAGCAATCGAACAATGCCTTCAACTCGAACGTCGCGCGCGAGGGCGTGATCGGCAATGCCTACAATCAGGCGTTCAATACCGCCATCGGAGCCGGCGCGCAGGACGTCTCGAACCAGAATCAGACCCAGCAGGCGAACGCCGGCTATGCCGAGACGGCGCTTAGTCGCGCGCTCGGCGGATCGAGCGCGCTGCAGGGGCTGCAGAACCAGCAGCTCGGCGTCGCGAAATCTCAGAACGAGATGGGCCAGCAGCAGACTGCGCAAAGTCAGGCCGGCCTCACGGCGCAATACAATCAGTGGCTTATGGCCCAGCAGTATCCGTTCCAGACTGCGCAGCTGATGAACCAGACCGTCGGCGCCGGAGCTGCGGCGATGCCGGCGAGCACCACGACGACCGATTCGAAGCCGGATAATTCGGGGCTAGCCGCGCTTGGGTCTGCTGCCAGTTTGGCCACGGCATTCATTTAGGGGGCATCGATGGGCTTGTTCGACTGGCTGAGCGATGCGATGGGCTCCGGCGCCAACCCGATGGGCGGCGGCATGGGTAGCGTCGACCCGATGGGCA